TGCGGCACTATTGTGTCCGCAATAATCCAGAATAATTCCTTCCTTATCTTTAGTGCTACTCGTAGCACGAAGATCACGAACCATTCCCCAAACATAATTAAAATCGTGAGTCATCCAAATAGTCTCCGTTGTTTATCGTATTCTACCATACGCCAATCCTATTGTCAAGTATCGGTAATCTGCTGTTGAGACTTGACAGGTCTAACTTTTATCTTTGTATTTGTTTAGTTTTAGTTTATTTTGAAGTTGTTGAAGATATTTATTTTCCAATAAGGCATTTGAATCTTTCTTTTTTTTGTTTCTATATTTATCTAATATTTTTTTCCAGAAACTCATAAGTTACCCCTTTAAGTGGACGAGGGGGAAATCGAATCCCCGTCCTATCATACTTCAAATTATATTTTCTACAAGTTTATTTTGTTCATAAATTAAACGGGCTTACAGAACAAACAAGACTAATCCCGTCTTACCAACTGCTCTTAACCTACAACCCGTTGGACATTGTAAGTGCAGAGGGATTTAACGACAGACTTTTGATCCCTACCCCCATTCGGTATCGCAGTCTGTTGCTACGCTTTTTTATCAGGCAGCAAGTGCTAACTGTGTTTCGCCAGTTAAAGCGTTTAGTAGATTTTTATAGTGGCCCTTCTACCAACCACTACTTGCTAACATAATCTTATTTATGTAGTCGAAACCTTTACTCGCCCATAACTGTATTATACACGGCAGTCAGTGGTTGTCAATAGGTTTTTAAAAAACCTTGTCATCAGTCGAAATTGGTGTAATATAATTTATCAAAACATTATACTGGAGTTCGACTATGAATCATTGTGCAAATTGCCTAAAAGAAACTAATAATCCTAAATTTTGTTGTTTGTCTTGCAGTGCCACATATACTAATCGTACTCATCCAAAGAGACAACGTAAGTTAAATAAATCTAAAACAATAGAATGTCCAAATTGTAAAAAATCATTTAAAGACGAATATAATTCTCAAATTTGTTGTTCCAAACAATGTTCAACAGAATACAGAAGATTTAAAAAAGATCAAATAATAGAACAAAAAGGATTTGGAAATGGATATTACCATAATGCAACAATTAGAAAATATCTAATTAGAAAATATGGTAATAATTGTATGATTTGTGGACAGTCTGGAGACAATTGGCATGGAAAACCTATTACTCTTATTGTGGATCATATTGATGGTAAGTCTGATAATAATAAATTAGAAAATTTGCGTATAGTCTGTCCAAATTGTGATTGTCAACTACCAACTTACAAAGCAAAAAATAAAGGTAATAGTTCTAGAAAATATTTTATAATTCAAAAATAAATAGGGGATAAAGGAGTTGAACCTTTCTCTTGAACTGCTTATAAGACAGGTGACCACTACCGGCGGTCGCATCCCCCGTATTTGTATTATACATGATCGACACATTAGTGTCAATACTTGAATCAAAGTGTTAAGATTGGTTTTTTGTTGATTCTAATTCCTTGAGTTCTTTTTCTAAGACTTCTCTTTGTTTATACATCTGTACACAATTAGTACAAAAATCAGAACTAATATATTCTGTAATATCTGCTATTTTATTTTTAATTTCCCATATCTTCATGTCTATTTGATTGATCATTTGATTCTGTCTCTTTCTTTTTTGACCAGAAAATAAAATCATTAATCTCATCATCAAAAGCACACTCAATTAAATCTTTTCCAGCCAACTTTGCAAGACCCACATTGTTAATCCATACAGTTGCTTCTTCAAAAATCATTTCACTGGTTTCTTCATTAAGCAAAGGATGGTTTTGATCATCGTATCCAATACAATGTTCTTCCACCAAGCCTTTCATTTGATCAAGACTGATGTAATCATCCAAATTATCTGTGTTGTTGTCGCACAAAGCATCAGCGGCGGCTTTTCGCATTTCTACTGAGTATCCATCCAAATTAGTAATAGCATAAACTTTTGACATTTTTATACTCCAAGATCATTTGATATATTTAGATACACCCTTATCAGAATCAGCAGCAAATTTATCTATTAAACGGCTAATAGTTTGTTGCATATTTCTTTCGCCTCTAGGTAGCCACCTACTATCTCCATATAACGCTGTAGTAATTTGTGGAATCCAGTGTTGATAGGCGACTTCAAATTCTTCTGGAAAATAATGTTTTAGTATTCTTTCTATATGAAAAACACTATTGCTTATCTCGTCTCTATGGTCTAATAGTTTATTTAACTGATGTTTCTGTTCTGGTGTAAAACTCATTCTACGACTTCCTTTGATTTGAGTTTCATCATCTTATGTTTGGTTTTCCAAACTCCGGTTTCCTTGTTTTGAATATCTCCTGCCATATAAATGTGGCAGAATCCCTGGTGCTTATCCAAACCCCATGCTAGAATACCATTAGCATCAAGAGACTCTACCACAAAACGGCCACGATAACCCATCGGAATAAACTCGCCCTTGGATACGAAGTAGGGGCCAGAACTCACTTTAATTCTATCGCCTTTTTGAAGAGTTCTCCAATCAACACCCCTAACAATTTTTGTATTTTTAGCCTCTTTGCTTTTGAGTTTAAATACAAACATCTCCCCACAATCTTTGCACACATAAGAGCGAGGGCCGTTATTCGTGGATCCGCAATTATCACATTTTTTACAACCTTTTGGCATAATTGGGTGTATTCCTGTATAGAGTGTGAATGAAAACTTACTGCTTCCTAGTATACACCTATCATCGTCATTGTCAAGCGGAAACTTGAAGAAAAGGGGAACTTTATGAAAACATATCAAGATTTAAATTATAAATTTTTATATCATGAATATATTAAAAACAACAAAAGCATAAGAGATATAGCGAGAGAAACAGGTCTAACTAAAAAACAAATACAAAGATTAATTAATAAATTTAAAATCAAAAAAGAACCAAATAATTGCAAAACAAAAAAATATGAACAAATTCTTACAAAAAACTTTTTATATGAGCAATATATTTTAGAAGATAAATCTATTAATGAAATTAGTCAAAAAATAAATATACCAGCCAATACTATTGGTAAATATTTACATATTCATAACATATTAAGAAAAACCGGAGGAACCAGAAAAAATAAAAAAAATAAAAAACCATTCAATTATAAAGACGATATAAAAATAGGAGATAGATATGGAAAATTATGTGTTGAACATATTGATAAAAATCAATTACATTGTAAATGTGAATGTGGAAATATAAAAATTGTCCACGCTTCTAGAATAAGACTTAGACAAATAAAATCTTGTGGTTGTTTAGTTAACAGAAGGGGTACGGCAAATCCATTATGTAAAAGTTTTGGAGATATACCAAAATCAGTATATAATAAATGTAAAACAAATGCTACTGATAGGAATATAGATTTTAATTTAACGATTAAAGATTTAGATGATCAATACAAAAAACAAAAAGGCAAATGTTGTATTAGTGGAGTTGATATTGGTTTTCATGATCAAAAAAAATCTAAAATATTAAGTACAGCCTCTTTAGACAGAATAGATAGCAATAAACCATATGCTAAAGATAATATTCAATGGGTTCATAAAAAAGTACAACAAATGAAATGGGATTCTCAACAAGATGAGTTTATTCAGTGGTGTAAAACTATTGCTTCACAGCATTAAATCTTTTTACCTTTGCCAAGACCCATTTTAAAATCTCCTGAGTTTGAAGTTGTCGTTACATGGTAAGTATAACACAGTTATCGGAGTTGTCAAGCGATAGTCTTTAAGAATTTCTGTGAGTCTCACAACGAGTTGAAATCCAACCCTCTTTATTGGGTTCTCCTTTGTTTCCACAAACGTCACAAATCTTATAACTCATGGCTTCGACCATACTCACTAAGCCTTCTATATATTCATCGCCACCACTAAAATAGACTCTAAGACCACCGTATTTTTCTTTGATTTGGTCAAACTTAACAGGAAAATACTCCTGCTCATCGCCTTCTACTTTAACCTCAAAATCTTGTTGAATATCTACATTCTGTTTTTGTTTCCATTTTTCTCTCCATTTAATATTTTCTTCATGCTGGTTAATCATCCAGCAAAGAGAAGATAGAATATCATACCAACCTTCTCCGCACTCTATACCAAAACACATAGTACTTTGCATAGGAGTCTTGTCTTTGTTAACAAAAAGTTGTGGATATTTTTCGTATAATTTATTTTGTAGTTCGCTATTCATAGTCTTTGTTTCTTCTTAAATTCTGGACTCTTATAGTCAGGTTCGGGGATAATAGTAAGTTTACCTGGACTATACTGACAAAAGTAACTTTGCTTAATCTTTCGTTTAATTAAATCGTTTTCTTCGATTTCAACATAGATATTAATGCGATAGCGGTTGCTCCACAGATTAATAATCTTAGTCATAAGATGACTCCTTGGTTTTTCTACCTGCTTAAACAAAAGGCTTTCAATTTCCAATTCCATTATTAAGAATTCTCCTTAAAGATTTGTTCAATATTAGTAATCATAACCAAGCGATCATTGCCGCGATCATCACTCACATAATATGTATCACAAGCAAACTCATCACCAGTATTAGCGTCATGCACCAATACTGGAGCGTTCCAATCAAACGTACCTACAGCATTGATGTTATTTGCTCTTTCATTGAGAAAACTATAAAGATCAAGCCAAGTCATTTTATTCATTGTTTTACCTCGCACGACGATTTGCTCTATTAAGGATACGAATAGTTTCTGTAGCATTAGCAGGAACCATAACAAGTTGTGGAGCAGTTTTATGTTCAAAGTCACAAAAGCCCACAGCCTTCTGTTCAACACTACATTCTTTACAGATGATATTTCTGCCAGTTTCTACCAAAAACTCATACCGATCAACACCAACACAATTTTTGCAATAAATACAGTTCATGGCAACCTCCGTTTAGCGGATTATACCATAATCATCGGCATTGTCAACCCATCTACTGTAATCAAATTTCCAATACTGTCACAAAAACTGCCATCATCGTTACTATAATAAACCTCATTCAATCCTACTGCGCTCAAGAGTTTATCACAATTTTCGCACGGTTTACTTCCAAGGATAAGCCCACATCTATTAATTCTCATGACAACAATAGTCCAAGATGGATCAATAGCGTTATATGAATCAAGCAATTTGCTTACCAGATGACTCTCGCTATGATAAAAAGGAAACTCCTTATATTTGGGGAGATTAAAATTCTCACCAATCCTATAAGCACCAGCATGAGTTTTAATAGGATTATTTTGGGCGAACCCTACCATTTTTGTGCCATCAAAAGCAGCACAATAATGATAAGTTCTAATAGCATGACAAGGTTTCCAATGTCGATATGCTTTTTTAATAGTAGTATTTATAATCTTGCTAAGATTTGCCATATGGTGTAATATAATATGGATATGTGCGAGATATCCAATTTACATTATAATAATCAGAAGACGCTCTTTCTACAATTACTCGCACTAATTGTGGTTTGGGCGTTTTTTGTTAGGTTTTACGATGAATTTTACCAAAATCTGCACTGTCTGTCAAATAGAATATCCCGCTACAACAGAATTTTTCCACAAGTGTTCTTGTCGTAGTAAATATGGTATAAAATCATATTGTAAAAAATGTGGTAATAAAAATTGTCTTGAAAGATATTATCAAAATAGAGAGAAAAATTTAAAAAAACAAAAAGAATGGTTGTCTAAAAATAAAGAAAAAAGAAATAAACAACAAAGAGAATATAGTTATAAGAATAAACATAAAAGAAATGAATATTTAAAAAATAAAATGAAAGAAGATATGCAGTTTCGTATTAGAAAAAACATTAGAGATAGAATGAGATTGGCGATGTGTGGTAGTAGTAAAAGTAAACATACTATTGAGTTGCTAGGATGTTCTGTGGAAGAACTCAAAAAACATTTAGAAAAACAGTTTACAGAAGGCATGAACTGGGATAATTATGGTAAAAAAGGATGGCATATAGACCACATATTACCCTGTGCTAGTTTTGATCTAACCGATCCTGAACAACAAAAGCGGTGTTTTCACTATACTAATTTACAACCATTGTGGGCAGAAGATAATTATAAGAAGAGAGATAAAATACTCTAATTAGTCTTGTCGAATTCCAATTCTGATAAGCCTTGCGAATTGTCTTTTGAATAATCTTCATATTCTTCTGTATAAGTTTGCCAAAATGTTTTATATATTTTCGGGTTTTGTGGCGTGTCACTTTCAAACGATAGCGTATCATACAAAACTGATCGGTCAACTAGAGAGGGCATCTTTATTTTTTTTGGTTCTGGTCTATTTTTAAATTCATCCATCGCTTACCTCATTTATTCGCTAGCGTATATAGTCCCACATTGGCAAATGAATATCCAGCATAGGCAATACCCAATCCTATATTACCTTTTAGAAATTGTTCCAAACTAACATAAGCATATAGAAAACCCGTTAAGGCTATTAGCCACCCACTCATACCTCTACAACCCCACTCATTATTTCTTGATATTTTTCTAGTGCCAAATCTTTTGCCTTTAGTTCCAGATCAACGTCGAATTCTAACCCATAAGTCTCAAACTTATTATAGGCATAATCAGAATGAGCCCTTGGATTATTACCTTCTCGACTTTCACTGTAATGAAATAGTGGTTTATGACCATGCCAAGTATCGTGACAAGCCTTGATAGCAGTTTCTTCATCAAGCATATCTGGATGGCATTTATGGTGCAGATAATCGAAGGTAATTGGGATATTTGTATGAGCATGAAAATGCGTGATAAGTTCTCTTACACTCCAGCAGTTAATTTTATCATCATTTTCTATGACAAGACGGGCCTTACAATTATCATCAAGTCTATTAAAATTACGCTTAAATCTATCTACAATTTCCTTATACTCACCATTTTTATTATGCACATGCATATTCATGGGTGCATTATAATTTGACGGGAGACCAATACGATCAAAAAAACTACTATAAAAATTAAGTTCAGTAATAGTTTTGTCAACTGCTTTTTGATTAGTTGATGCTAACACATTAAATTCACTAGGATGGGCAGAAACTCTAACACCAGTATTCTTAATTGTTTGTTCAATACTATCAAACTCATCTTGAATAAGATCATGATTCGGCAAATCTTCTAATGAAACATTAGCCTCGTCATAAGTAATGAGAGGAAAAATATCGCTACTAACTCTGTAAACATAATTATTAATTCCACAAAATTTGATTGTTTCATTAGTGGTTTGAAGATTATTAAGAATTCTATCTCCTAGAATACTTAGAGCCTCTTCTCTTGGCAAACTATTAAAAC